TACAGAAAAAGGTCTGATTGAATTAATACAGTCAGTTAATTCTATGAAGGTAGAACTAGCACAGGTAGAACGCAAGTTTAAGAGTGCTCAGTTTGATGTAAGAGAGTTCTTTCAGGCTAGATATGAAACAGACCATCACGAAATTGTGGCTGAAGTAGATGATGTTAATAGTCTACTTAAAGATATAGGTAGTGAAGAACTAACTAAGTCATGGTCAGCAACAGTAACTATCACAGCCACAATTACAGGCATAGAAGGTTCTAACCAAGAAGCAGTAGAAGATATCATCAAAGATAATATTGATGTTAACTTTACTGAAGATGGAGACCTATGGGTAGACGACATTACCGTAGAGTCGGTACATGCTGAATCCTAGTATGTGATATACTAATCTTGAGTGCCCCTGGTTTCGGCTATCTCCTTTCTCAGGGGCAACTCATAAAGGAGAGCAATGGCTAGAGTAGAAATAAATAGAGATAGATACGGTAGACCACTAGTAGTTCCACCATCAGGTGGTAAGCCAGTTGCTTATACAAGAGCAACAACTATTGCTAATTCATTAGATGATGCATCAGCATTGGTAGCCTGGAAAATGCGGATGGCAGCAATAGGTTTAACTACACGCCCAGATATACTGCTATCTATTACAGCAGCACAAGAAGATAAAATGGCAGTTAACTCTTTGATTGAAGATGCTATGGAAGTAGCAGGTGCAAACAAAGCAGCCAACATAGGTACAGCCATACATTCATTTGCAGAACGATTAGATTTAGGACAAAACTTAGGTATCATCCCACCACAATGGGCACCAGATATCAAAGCATATGAACAAGCAACTAAGATTCTCAACAAGAAATTCATAGAACAGTTTAGTGTGTTAGATAAATTTAAAATTGCTGGCACACCAGACAGAGTTGTTGAGTATAACGGTGAGTTATTTATTGCAGATATTAAGACAGGTCGAGTAGACCATCCTAATAACATAGCAATACAGTTGGCTATATACGCCAACGGCTTGCCGTACGATGCGGCTACGGCAACCCGTGGCAGTTGGGGAGAAGTAAACAAAGACAAAGCAATCATTATACATTTACCTGCAGGAACAGGTACTTGTAAGTTAATGTGGGTTAACATCAATGAAGGCTTTAAAGGTTTACAATTCGCAATGAAAGCAAGAAAATGGAGAGACCAAAAAGGTCTATCCTATCCATTCGAACAGGAGAACAAATAGTGTCTCACTCAGAAGCACCAATCAGCATCACAATCAAAACAGCAGCAGGTAGTTTAGTAACAGTCCGTGCAGAAAACGGAACAGAACTAGATACAACAGTTGCTGAAGGATTAGATGCAATTACATCAGCCACAATGGAACTTGAGAAAGCAATTCGTGGCGCAATACCAACACCCATGACAGTGGGACAAGTTGCATCAGCACTAGGCGCTAGTATCAGTCCAATAGATAACTCAACTACTACGCTTGGTGGACGCAATTGTCCACACGGAAAGATGACAGCAATACAAGGAACAGGTAAAGATGGTTCTATGTATCGTGGTTATTTCTGCTCAGCACCAAAAGGTGCATTTGATAAATGTAAAAATGTTTATCTAAAAACCAGCGACTCAGCCTGGAACACATTTGTTCCAGACCAGGTTAAGTGAAAACACTTAAGCGCTCAATTAAAAAAGCCGAGGTGGGGGGCGAACCATTGCCCCCTGCCTTCCAGGCATTTGAAAGAGCAGGCATCATACTACGCAGAGCAGAAGTAACAGTCATAGCAGGCACACCAGGTGCAGGCAAATCATCAATTGCATTAGCAATTGCAGCCAGAACTAAACTGCCAACACTTTACTTCAGCGCAGATACTAATGCTCATACTATGGCTATGCGTTTAATTGCAATGGCAGGTAATATGAGCCAAGCAATGGCAGAGAACTTACTAAAGAAAGACCCAGACAAAGCAAACGAGATACTATTATTAAACAATCATTTGTTCTGGTCATTTGAATCTACACCTACATTAAAAGATTTAGATGAAGAAGTATCTGCATTTGAAACAGTATGGGGTAGAAGTCCTACACTTATAGTTGTAGATAACCTAATGGATATAGCAATGGATGGACACGAAGAGTTCCAAGGTATGCGAGCAGCAATGAAAGAACTCAAGTATCTAGCCAGAGATACAAACGCAGCAGTGCTTGTATTGCACCATACCAAAGAAGGATTCGAAGGTTATCCTTGCCAGTCACGGTCATCTATTCAAGGTTTAGTTAACCAGATACCAGCAATGGTATTAACTATTGGGCAAATGAAACAAGGAGATGACAACTTCTTGTGTGTAGCCCCAGTTAAAAACCGTTATGGTAAGGCTGACCAAACAGGAAACAACTATGTAACTCTTTCATTTAATCCAGAGTCTATGCATCTAGATGATGTTATGATTCGTTACATGCCACAACAACAGGAGTTAGGATGAGTAATCCACGCAAAGCAAAAGGTTCCAAAGCAGAAGCAGATGTAGTTAAATGGTTAAAGAAATGGTTCCCTTATGCAGAGCGTAGAATTGCAGGCTCACAGTTAGACAAAGGCGATATCGCAGGGGTTAACGGTGTAGTTATAGAAGTAAAGAATCATTATCGTTTAGATTTATCTGCTTGGGTAAAAGAACTAGAAGTAGAAATCAAGAATGATAAAGCCTGGACGGGTGCAGTAATACACAAACGGATAGGCAAAGGAGATGTTGGCGAATGGTATGCAACTATGCCAGCAAAAATATGGATAGAACTAATAAGGGAGATACTAAATGAACGAAGAGATTAAAAATATTATAGATGAACTAGAAGAAAAAGTTAAGTATCATAATAATTTAGGATTGATGTATGAAGGACAAGATGATAAACTATCAGAACAAACACATTTTACAGCAGCCTTTTGTTTTGATTTAGCACTAGTAATAGTAAGAAAACATACCAACAAAGAAGGAATGTTAAAAGTTGTTAAATGAATTAGTAGTTTTACTCACAATGTTTCAACAAGAACTGATTGGATTATTGTTATGGATAAGCACAGTGTTGCTGCCTACTTAGAACATATAGGCGCCCGCCTGCCTAACGAAGGGCATGGCTGGCGCAAGATGCGTTGTCCATTCCACGATGATAGTCACGCATCTGCAGCAATTAATTTTGAAGAGAACAGATTTAAATGTTTTGGTTGTGAAGTAAAAGGCGATGTGTACGATTTAATTATATACAAACAAGGAGGTAGTTATAGTGAGGCTCTCAAATTCGCAGAGGACATTTCTTTACCAGGCAACGGAGGAGTACGCAAAGCACCTGCATCTCGCAGAACAATATCTTTCAACCCGTCATCTCTCGGTAGAAGAGGGAAAGAAATTTCATTTAGGGATAGTTAAAGACCCATTACCTGGACACGAATCATACAAAAGTAGATTAGCAATTCCATATATAACACCATCAGGTGTTGTTGATATTAGATTCAGAAGTGTTAATGACAATCCAGATGAACCTAAGTATATGGGTATACCTGGGGCTAAGACTACAATGTTTAATGCACAAGCAGTCTTAACAGCAGATAGTTATATATGCGTAACCGAAGGTGAGTTAGATACAATAGTCTTATCAACCAAGACTAACCATCCATCTATTGGTATACCAGGAGTAAATAATTGGAAACCATACTACGGTAAAATACTAGATGATTTTGAAACAGTAATTGTATTAGCAGATGGTGATAATCCAGGACTAGAATTTGGTAAGAAACTAAGTAGGGAATTAACTAATGTTAATCTTCTGCAAATGCCAGAAGGACATGATGTAAACAGCATCATTATTCAAGAAGGAAAGGAGTGGATAGATGAGCGAATTAGAAAATGCTTGGGAAAATGACGAAGACTTCTGGGATTTTATAGGACAAAATAAACGTATGGTTGGCCTAGCCATATCAGATGGTCAAGGTTTAGATATACTTAGTGCACTACGAGATATCTATACAACTATAGAAGAATCTCCAGACAGTGCTATGCGTATGCTTACCTTACTAGGTATAACTATATACGCTAGCAGTATAGGAGAAGGTAAAAAATTCACAGATGAAATACAAATAACAGCAGCAATGGAACAATTTGATACTAGTATTAGGGAGATATTAGATGAAGAATCCAAGTGATGTAGATGTAATTATAAAAGAACTAAAAAAGATTCTACTTAAAAAACAAGAAGATTACGGCCCATTAAATATATCCCACGCCCCAGGCGGGGCTATGAATGGGCTACGGGTCAGGATGCACGACAAGTTAGCCAGACTAAATAACCTAATAGATAAAGGCAACACGCCCAATTTTGAGTCAATAGAGGATACCCTAATAGACCTGGCAAACTATGCTATAATAGGACTATTGGTACAAAGAGGACAATGGGAAGGTGCGGACTAACCAGTGAGTGAGGCGTGGGTACAAGAGTATGACTTGCTTGTATCCTCCCTTGCCTCCGAGTATTTTAAAAGATATCCCATGCTTGATGCTGAGGATATTAGACAGACATTATGGATGTGGTTTGTTACCCATCCAGTTAAATATAAAGAATGGTCTAAGTTACCAGATAAAGATAAAGAAAAACTAATTGCTAAATCATTACGCAATGCAGCAATAACTTATTGTGAAAAAGAAAAGTCTGCTAAGTCTGGCTATGAATTAGCAGACCTTTACTATTATGACGCCTCAGTTGTCGAGGCGTTTCTGCCATCTATTATTGCAGGTAGTTATGAACTGCCCAATAAAATCAAAGACCTTAACTTTAAGTTTGGTAAAGGTGAAGTTTCAGATGGTAACAACTGGCTAGTTCTACGGTCAGATATAGAAAAAGCATTCAATCAATTGGCAGAGGCTAAACAAAATATTTTAAGAATACGTTTTACTGCAGATAACTACGAGTGGACAACCATGGCTAAAGAATTAAATACATCTGCTGATGGTGCACGTAAACGAGTTGAACGTGCAATTAATTCTTTAATCAGAATACTAGGTGGATGGCGTACTTATACAGATGTAGATACAGTAGAAAATAATACAGAGGATAATGATGACAGAACAGAATCCTAAAAAAGAAATAAAAGATTTATTTAAAAAAGATTACAGCAAAGCAATGGACTTACGCGGTAATCCAATAGGTGACTTTTGCTTATGTGGTTCAGAATTATTTACTGCTATAGTAGCCTTTGAAAATGGTGAGATAGCCTTCTACTTTTTAGATGGTGAATGTGTTAATTGTGGCTCATTAGTTACCCTACCTACCCCAATAGATGATATAGGAATGGATTGTGATTAATGCCTTATTATGATTTTGAATGCAAGACCTGCAAACTAACAATAGAAAAAACTGATACTAACCCACCAGATTGTACCTCTTGCGGAAATCTAATGGTTCGTATATGGTCCTCCACACCAGTACATTTTAAGGGAACTGGATTTTATTCAACGGGGGGATGATGAAATTTAGTAGCACACCAGCATGTTCAGGTCTTGATGTAGAACTATTCTTTACAGAAGAGAAAGGAAACTACAGTCATCTTGATTTTATAAAAAAAATGTGCAACACTTGCCCAGTACGAGTCGAGTGCTTTGACTATGCAATCGAACACCTAGTCCACGGATTGTGGGCAGGAACTACTAAAGATGAAAGGGATACATACAGAAGTAAACGTGGAATAGTTGGTAAGACAGTTGTTCCAGCCTCTGTATTTGATGATGTCTATTATAGTGAACTTGAGTAAAGATGAAGTAAGAGTTTGCACTCTACTAGCAGTAGAGCGATGGCTAACTAAGTTTGGTTCTAAAGATAAACCTAACTATGCACAAGGTAAAATAGATGGTAAGTTAGAGCCAGAAATAAATGCAAACATACGGGCTAATGTATGTGAATGGGCAGTAGCAAAACAATATAATCTAGGTTGGAATACGCCTTGGTATCCTAATGCTTTACACGCTAAACGATATCCAATATCTGATGTAGGAAATAACTTAGAGGTTAGGTCTATCAGAACTCAAACTAGTATTGCTTTTTGGGGCAAGGATAGAGGCAAGATTATTATTGGAACTAAATGTTTAGATGCAGAATATTATTCTGAAGTAGAAATATATGGCTATATAAATCCAGATAACTTTGCTAAGGAACAATACTATGATAGTTATATAAATGGATGGCGTGTACCTATTACAGAATTTAAGGAGTATGATGTCAAAACTATCTGACTTTGATTTAGATTTATCAGTTGGCCACGAGGGTGAGTCACTGGTTAATCAACTACTAACTAATGGTAAAACCATTGAGGTTAAGACAGACCTTAAGTGGAAAGATACTGGCAACTTATATATAGAAACAGTATGCTGGTCACACAATAACAACGAGTGGTATCCATCTGGCTTGTCATCAACTAAGGCTGAATACTGGGCATTTGTTTTAGAAGGCAATGTATTTATAGTATTAACCGACACGCTTAGAAGAGCAGTTACCCTTTGGGGCCATCCTATTACCTGTAATATAGAACCTAACCCTTCAAAGGGCTATCTGATACGACCAGATAAAATCCTCCAAGTGGCACAAGAGTTATCTAAGTAGCAGGGGAACTGCTTAGAAAACAAGAAAAGCCCCCGCTTTCTAGTATCTCTACTAGGGCGGGGGTTATTCGTGTCTCTAAAGGGCCTTTAAAGGCTAATTAGGGATATCTATTCGGCTCCTATGCCGTACTCTTTTTCGGTCTTATCTGCCCATTTAGCCAATGGTGCGGCTAAGGCGCCGATTAAAATAGCCTGCTCTGGAGCAAGGTCAGCAGCCAGTGCTAGACCCATAGTAATAGCGGATGCTATAACTGCACGGACATAAGACTTGAATGCAGCCTTAGTCTTTGGGTCTTTTAACTTAGCAATTAAATCTTTCATTTGTTCTCCTTCTTTGGTAGACGCTTCATTGAAGCCTTTACCTTGTTGAGTGTTGGTGCTTTTCCCATCCAAGGAAACCAAGGTGACGTATCGTTACCGCAGTTATCTTTGATGGAAATATGTAGGTGTTTATTATGTTGATTTATTCCAGTATATCTGGATTCACCATTCTTGGCTGACCAAATCTTACCTTGAAATATTAAATACTTTACTCGTTTATCTGACTGTAACTTTTCATAGATTTCAAAACAATCTATACCATTCTTAGGGTCGTGAGTTAAGTCTGCTGCGTACCCAGTGTTATGGTCTGAGTTAGGACTTTGTTTTAGATGAGCAGCAGATGGAAGCAGACCATCGCTGGCTTTCTTGCGCTTCGGTCTTAATGCCGTCGCTTGGCGCAACACAGCAATTGCAGCAGGTGTGGCTTTCTTGGCAACAGTTGTCATTGTTCCTCATTTCTGTATTAAAATTTCGTACAAGGTATCTACTTTTTGTTCTAACCTTCCGACCTGGTCACGCAAACTTGAGCCACCATTCGGACGAAGTTCAGATAGATAGTGTTTAACTAAGTGTCTAACTCCAACTGCTAGTGCTCCAATTAAAGAAGTCATGGCAACTGCCAATGCAGCCCAGTCATTAGGTGTCATAAGTATTATACCGTTCTAATAGTTATCTCAATTACTCCGCCGAATCCATCAAACCTTTTATCAGGTGGGGTCATACGAGTAAATGAGACTTGCTCAATAACTACCTGACGACTTTCGCCAGTAGTAAGGTCTTGCCAGGTAACAACGTCGCCATTCTCTTCAACTCCTTCTAGTAGTTGTAGTCGTGCTAGTGCCTTACCTTCATAGCCAGATACCACATTGTATCTATCTGTTTCTATATCAAAACAATAAACAGGAAACTGCATAGTTCTTTGACGTGGTGTAGCAATAGTAGCCTTTGCTTGATAGCCCTTAAATGTAGGCCCTTGGCTAGTAGTTGTAGCATCACGATTAAGAACAAACTTGTAGGCTACATACTCCTGTGCTGTATCAGGATTATTAGTACCAACCTCAACTGCAGTTACTCCTGCTTCGTAGGTAATATGGTCATACTCAACACCATCTTTATCTACAGTTTCAAGTACTAATGAACCATAAGTAAAGTCACCACGAGCAAGTAAACGCTTAAAGTTTTTAGGTTCTAATGTACCGTATCTAATATATCCTGTAGTTATATAGCCAGTAGGCGTAAGAGTAGATGAATCCTCAATGTTAACTGAGCCAACCTTGTTTACCTTAGCAGAACTAGATGATACTGCGGTAGATGCTACATCTGAAGCAGTCTTAGCATAACTAAATGTAGTAGATGAACCAACTACAGTTACAGTATACTTACCATCAAATGTAGCATCAACACCCTCTACCCATATCTCATCATCAACGGCTAAGCCGTGTGCTGCAGATGTGGTTAATGTTGCTACGTTAGATGTCAACGCTTTGTTAGTAATAGTACCAGCATTGTTGGCTGTAGTTGCAAATACTAATCTGTCTGTCTCGCCAGCAAATGCACAGGCAGTTGTCTTGTATCCTGATATAGTACTTACATATAAATCATTTGCATACGCAAAGCGTAATGTTTCTATCTCATTACCTAAGTCAATACGAATAACTCCAGGAGCACCATCTACGCCAGTTGCACACCAGACGAATCTGTCTCGTGCAGCAAAGTCATAGCAAGGCTGAGTAGTTTCCACAATTAGTGGACCATAGTTTATGGAGCCATCTTGGTCAGAGACAACTGCTGCACGGATTCCCTTGTTTGTCCCTATCATCATATAACCTAAGTAGTAATAAATCTTATGGATGATTTCGCCAACTGGCATCTCTGCTGCAGTAATGGCTGAGGTAAGGGTTGGCATAACACCAGATGTATTAAGGGTAAACTTATAGATAAATGATTGAATACCACTGTAACCAGCAATGTAAATAGCAGGACCAGAGGCTGTAATAGATGTAAATACTACATCGTTATCTGCATGAGTATACAATGCAGTAGGTAAGGCAGATGTAGATGAAGACATTTCAAATATTTTATTGTTTATGCAAAGTACAATACGGTCTTTAACATACTCCATTACACCCTTGCTGATTACAATGCTACTAGTTTTAAACATTTCAGTAGCGGCATCACCAGATGTAAGAGTCAAAGCCTTCTTATAAAGAACAGTCTTATCTACACCTGAATCAAGAATACGGGTAGCCCAATAAGCAGTAGTACCATCATCGCATATTGCATGTACAGGATAATCTATGCCTGCAACAGAATCTATAAAGTCAATAGTAGTTCCATCTGCAGCAATCTTATCAACATCATACTCATCCCATAGTAAGATACCATCAGTAGTACCATACTTAATTGAACGTGCTTGTTGAAATACTTTACCATTGGATTGAATAGGTCCAGTTGTATAGTGAGCAGAGGTTGTATTTTTAAGTAATGTTACTTCACCCTTAGTCCAGACATTAACACCTTTGCTATCTGTAAATCTATGGGCAACTGTTTCACCAGCAGATGGGTCATAGAACTTAATACCTTCACCACCGTGAAATGATGACTGACTTCTAATCCACCAGCCAGTAAGTGATTGCTCACCTGGCTCTGCTCCATTATCAAACTGGTCCTTCTTGTAAGGTGCAGTCTGTCTAATGTATGGACGTGCGTCATTTATGGCATAGAAGAATGGTTGTCCACCAACTGCTACATCATATGAGTCAGATGTATTCTGCCAGTATTGAGATGTAGATACAATACCAACATCAACAGCAATTGCTTGATTGGCACGACCTTCGGTTATATCACGACCAGCCACAGTGCTCCTTAATTAAGAAAGTAAAAGTTTTGCTTGCTCTTCTGTAATACCTAGTTGTGCTAGTAGTTCTGCTTTAGCAGCAGCCCTTGCTTCTGCTTCGGCTTTTCTTGCTGCTTCATTTGCAGCATCTAATTCCATTTGAGCAATTTCCTCAGCAGTTGCATCTCTAACAATTTCTTCGCCAGTTTCACAATTAACAATTTTTATTTGTGGTTTCATTATTTAACTCCGTAAAGTAGGGCTGTTCCTGAAGTCCAATTTCCGCTGCCTGGAAATAAAACTAAAGATGAAATTGCGGTTGTTTGATTGTAAGCGTGGTTTGCATCAAACATATTAAAATTAGCATCTGTGGTTGAGTTTGCACCAACGCCTAAAGTTTTGGCAGTTTTGCGAGTTGTGGCAGTATAATTCATTATTGTTGTTTGTGTTGTGCATTCTGAAACTGTGTTGTCTTGCAATTGTGCCAAAGTCCAAAAGGTAGCATCAGGAGCAGCATTTAAATACTCACCTCCATAATTTTTATATTGTGTTCCAGTATCGTTATTAACTCTTAATCTATAACTTGTTGCGTCAGTGGCTTGTAAAGGATTTACTAAAATTAATTGTAAGTGGACAAAAGTTTGAGGAATAGATGAAATTGTTACAGATGCACCTGTTAATGTAGTGGTGCTAATTAAAGTCATACCACCGCTAGAAGCAGTTGCCCACTTAAGTCCAGTAGCAGTACTACTGTCAGCAGTTAATACCTGGTCATTAGAACCTACTCCTAATACTGCGGCATCGTTAGTGGCACTACCTACAACAAGGTCTCCCTTGGCTGCTGGTGCTACCGAACTAGCCGTTGCTTTAGTTATTGGCATTAGTTACCTCCTAGTAGGATTCTTGCTTCTTCTTCTGTGATACCAAGACGGTTTAGTAGTGCTTGGCGTTGTGCTGCCTTGGCTTCGGCTTCGGCTTGTTTTGCAGCCTCTGCTACTTTATCTGCTTCATATTGAGCAAATTCTGCGTCAGTCATTTCTCTGTCAATAACTTCATCTGTTTCTGTGTTATGTATTCTGATTATTGGTTTGCTCATTATTTCACCCCATATAGTAAAACTGTTCCAGTTAATAAATCTCCACCAGAACTAGAAAACACTAAACTTGTTATAGATGTATAATCTGTTGCAATTCCACCAAATGAAAAATAACCTTTTGGAGTGCCATTGCTATTAATATACTGACCATAAACCATAAAAGGCTTACTAAATGTTCCGTTTGCATAATTGCTAATATCAAAAACCCAACCATTGTCAGAATTAGTTCTATCAGGACTGTTTGTAGAACCTGTTGCAGATAAACAGACAAATGTATTAGAATTATTGGTTAATGTTATATCAGCCGCGAAAACTTGGTCAGTAATATTTGTTACATTGTTTGGATAACATCTAAATGTGTTATTTGAAGTTGCGTTTGTTACACCATAAATAACGCATCTTAAATTTGTGTAAGTTTGGTCAATTCCAGAAATGGTTGTTGTTGCACCCGATAATGTAGTTGTTGATAACAAAGTCATACCACCAGCAGCAGGTGTTGCCCATTTTAATCCAGTAGCCTCAGAACTATCCGCAGTAAGTACTGTGTCATTGGCACCAACAGCAAGTCTGGCAACTGTATCAGCAGCAGTGGCTGCAATTATGTCACCCTTAGCATCTACAATATTAGGATTGATTGCAGAGCCAGATGTAATGTAGTCAGCGTGT